TTGTTGTCGAATCTCGCGATCACGCAGATGGCAAAAGCAAAGACTTGTACATGAGTGGTATTTTTATACAAGGCGGCGTTAAAAATCAAAACCAACGAGTTTACCCTGTAAATGAAATTGGACTAGCTGTTAAAAGTATAAAAGAACGTATTAACTCAGGTTATAGTGTATTAGGAGAAGCAGATCATCCAGATGATTTGCAAGTTAATTTGGATCGAGTAAGTCATATGATTACTGACATCTACATGGATGGCGGTAATGGATTAGGCAAGCTAAAGATCCTACCAACTCCAATGGGTAACATTGTTAAAACATTGTTAGAAAGCGGAGTTAAATTGGGTGTAAGTTCTAGGGGATCTGGCAATGTTAATGAAAGCGGTGAAGTTAAAGACTTCGAAATCGTTACAGTAGACATTGTTGCAAACCCTAGTGCTCCAGAGGCATATCCGAAGGCAATCTACGAACGTGTTATGATGAGCAATCGTCAGCGACAATTAATGGACGTAGCAGGTGCCGTAAAACATGACTCTAAAGCACAGAGGTACCTCCAGGAAGAGGTTCTGAAGTTTATCCAAAACCTTAAAGTCTAAGGAGAAGGTATAATGACAGTTTTTTCGGAACTACTTGGTTCAGAAGTACTCTCAGAAGATGTTAAATCTAAATTAGAGGAAGCGTTTGCAAAACAAATCGCTGAAGCTAAGACAGAATTAACCGCCAACCTTCGCGAAGAATTCGCTCAACGCTATGAGCACGATAAAGGTATGATTGTTGAATCAATGAACACAATGATTGAAGAAGCAATTACACATGAAATCGAAGAATTCAAGCAAGATAAAGACGCTTTAGTACAAGCCCGTGTGGCCTACAAAAAGAAAGTCTCAGAACATAGTGAACTATTAAACAAGTTTATTATGGAAGCTCTTGCACGTGAATTAGGTGAATTGAGAAAAGATCGCAAAGCACATGAAACTAACTTTTCTAAGTTAGAAGAATTTGTATTACAACGATTAACTGGTGAACTGAATGAATTAAAAGAAGATGAGCAGGCCTTGCGCTCCGCTCGTGTTCGCATGGTTCAAGAAGGTAAGAAGATAATTGCAGATGCAAAAGTGAAATTTGTTAAAGAAGCCGCTAACAAAGTTGAAGGTATTATTAGTAATGCTATGAAGACAGAGTTAACTCAGCTTAAAGAAGACATCAAGGTTGCTCGTGAAAATGCGTTTGGTCGTAAGATCATGGAAACATTCGCCGCAGAATTCATGGCAAGCCACTTTGCAGATGGAACAGAAGTTAAAAAGATGGGCAAACAACTTGCCGTACTTGAGTCCAAGTTACAAGTGACAACACAACAACTTGAACAAAAAGACAAAATGATTGCAGAGGCAGTACGTAAGCAAAGTATCGCAGAAGATACTACTAAACGTGCCCGTATTATGCAGGAGCTGGTAGCTCCATTGTCTAAAGAGAAACGCGAGATTATGGAAGATTTACTGCAAACAGTAAAGACAACTAATCTTAAGGAATCTTTTGAAAAATATCTACCAGCAGTTCTTAACGAATCTGCCCCACGCGGCAACGCAAAGGCAACGCTAGTTGAGAGCGCCAAAGCACAGAGTACTGTGTTTACTGGTAACAAGTCTGTAAGCGCAGAACAATCTACAGGTAAAGCTGAGATAGTTGCACTACGCAAACTTGCAGGAATCTAAAGTAAGGAGACATTAAATGTCAAGTCAACTTTTCGAGTCACAAAACTGGTCAGCTACTAAAGAAGCTCTGCTAGACGGACTCTCCGGCAATAAAAAAGCCGTTATGGAAACAACATTAGAAAATACACGTAAGTATTTGTCTGAAAGTGTTACAGCTGGTGCTACATCTTCTGGTAACGTCGCAGTATTAAACAAAGTAATTCTGCCAGTTATTCGTCGTGTTATGCCTACTGTTATCGCTAACGAAATCGTTGGTGTTCAGCCAATGACAGGCCCAGTTGGTCAAATCCACACATTGCGTGTTCGTTACGCACAGTCTGCCACTGGCGTTACAGCTGGTGAAGAAGCACTAAGCCCGTTCAAGATTGCAGAAGCATATTCTGGTTCTTCAGCTGGTAAAGCAACTTCTACATCCGCACTAGAAGGCGAAGCTGGTAACAAGTTAAGCATTCAAGTATTGAAGCAAACTGTTGAAGCTAAGACACGTAAATTGTCTGCTCGTTGGACATTTGAAGCCGCTCAAGACGCACAAGCCATGCATGGTTTGGACGTTGAAGCAGAAATCATGGCCGCTCTAGCACAAGAAATTACTGCTGAAATCGACCAAGAAGTTATCGGTTCTTTATTGAGCCTAGCTGGTTCTGCAGTTAGCACATTTGACATGACTGCTGGTGATTTCACTGGCACACCTACATACGTTGGTGACCGTCATGCAGTTTTAGCTATTCTTATCAATAACGCCGCTAACCTAATCGCCCAACGTACACGTCGTGGCGCAGGTAACTACGTTGTTGTAAGCCCAACAGCTTTAACAGTACTACAAAGTGCTACAACTTCAGCATTCGCTCGTACTACAGAAGGTACATTCGAAGCTCCAACAAATACTAAATTCGTTGGTACACTAAACAGCTCTATGCGTGTATATGTAAACAGCTACGCTAACGAAACTAGTCCAGTACTAGTTGGTTACAAAGGTCCTAATGAGATGGACGCGGCCGCTTTCTACTGCCCATACATTCCATTGATGAGCTCTGGCGTTGTTCTTGATCCAGCAACATTCGAACCAGTTGTGTCATTCATGACACGTTATGGTTATGTTGAGTTAACAAACACAGCATCCAGCTTAGGCAATGCCGCTGACTATGTTGCTAAAATTGCTATGGCAAACATTAGCTTCAAATAATCTTAGGATTAAAGTTAGTAAATTCAGAAAAGCCCCGCAAGGGGCTTTTTTGTTAATAAAATTCCTATCATATTAAATAAAAATCAAATTTGGTATAAATATATGAATATTAGTAACTGAGTAAACAAATGGCCATCAACATTAATCACCAAAACAACGAAGTAACAACATCAAACAGTGAGTTGGATTTCCAAGACACTATGATGAAAAATGTTAACGTTGAACGTGTAGCATCTGATCCTAACATTACAGTTAGTGGACGAGTTTGGTATAATACTACAGATAAACATGTGAAGATGTCTGCAATTAATGATAACGGACAATTAGTTATCAAGCAGATCCCAATTAAAGATGATGTTGATTCAGCATTAGCACAAGCAATAGCCTATGTAGATCAATTGAAACTACAAGACATTTCAAATGTCGATAGTTCAAATGGTTTGAATAGTGGCGATGTTTTAGTTTACTCTGCTATGGTAGATCAATGGTTAGTTACAAATTACCTAGCTCAACAAGTTGTTGATGCAGGCGAGTTTTAATGGAGAATTTATAAATGGCGTCAACAATTAGAATTAAACGTTCCAGTGTAAACGGTAATCCTACCTATCTGGCCGCGGGCGAATTAGCGTATTCGGCACAAGCAGGAACACAATCCAATGGCGGCGACCGCTTGTACATTGGTATTGGTTCTGAATCGGGCACCTTGTCTGCAGGTACTGCTAATGCCGCAAACCACTACGTAGTTGGTGGTAAGTTTTTTACAGACATGTTGGATCATGTTGCAGGTACATTAACTGCTAGTTCTGCACTTATTGCTGATGCTAATAGTAAAATTGATATCATTAACGTTGGTAATATTAGTATAACTGGTAGCTCAAACGTTATTAGTAGCACAGATACCAATGGTAATATTGTTCTTACACCTAACGGTTCAGGCTATGTATCAGTATCCGGAACAAACGGATTAATAATCCCGGTAGGCACTACAGGACAACGTGCGCCAGCAATACAAGGTGCAATCAGATATAACACAACTACTTCGCAGTTTGAAGGATATAGTGGAAGTAACTGGGCAAGCATGGGCGGTGTTAGAAGTGTAGACGGATTAACATATATTGCCGCAGAAGATACCCCAGGTGCAAGTGACGATATAATCCATTTTTATGCTAGTAATAACAGTACAGCCATTGAAGTTGCTCAATTAAACACAACAAAATTAGCACTATTGCAAACAACTGCATCTAGTAGTTCAACTACAGGCGCATTAACAGTAGCTGGCGGAGTTGGTATTGCTGGCGATTTATATATTGGTGGCAACTTAGTATTAACTGGTACAGAAAATATATTTGATAATGTCACATTACAAAAGAATACTACTATACTTGGTAGCGATACTGCGGCAACAGAATATTTCAAAGTTCAAAACGGATCCGGTGTTGACAAGTTTGTAATTGATAGCGCATCTGGTGATACTACAGTTGCTGGTAATTTAACAGTTAGTGGTAGCGTTGTATACGCCGCACTTTCTGCAACATCTATCACTGACTCAGGATTAACATCAGGCAGAGTAACTTATGCATCCACTGGTGGCTTGTTAGCTGACAGTAACAACATGACATTTAATGGTACAACATTAACAGTCAATACTTTAGCAGTTACTAACAATATTTCCAGCGTTGGTGGCACATTAAGTGTAACAGGCGATGCGGCACTGGCTGGTAATTTATCAGTAGCCGCTACAATCAATGCCAATGGCGGTACAATTGGTACTACTAGCAGTTCGTTTAACTTATTAAACTCTAGTGCTCTTACTGTTGGTGCATTTGCGGCCGCAACTAGTTTAACAATGGGTTACAGTGGAGTTTCCGCATCCACTACCAATCTTGCTACAGGTAATGTAGCATCGGCAACAACTAAAACTATTAATATTGGTACAGGCGGACAGTCTGGATCTATTACTAACGTTAATATTGGTAGTGTAGGAGTAGCAACAGGTACAACTACAATCAATACAGCAGTAAGTATTGCACAAGCATTGTCAGTATCTGGACATACAACTTTTGAAGGTGTAACTAGCACAGGTTCTACAGGTACAGGTAATTTAGTTTATAGTGTTGGCCCGACGTTTACTGGCACATTAAATGCCGCGGCAATTACTACTACTGGTAACGTTATTGTTGGTGGAACATTAGCGGCCACAGGCGCTACAACATTAAGTTCTACTTTAGCAGTAACTGGTGATTTTTCTGTTGCAACTAACAAGTTTACAGTAGCGGCCACAAGCGGCAATACAGCAGTAGCCGGCACGTTAGCAGTAACTGGTGCCGCAACGTTAACTGATACACTAGCAGTAAACAGTACTACTGATTCTACTACTACAACAACAGGTGCAGTAACAGTAGCTGGTGGTGTTGGTATTGCTAAGAAGTTGGTAGTAGGCGAAACAGCTTCTATTGCTGGCGACTTTGCAGTAGCTACTAACAAGTTCACAGTAGCGGCCGCTAGCGGCAATACAGCAGTAGCAGGCACTTTTGCAGTAACTAGCACATCCTCTTTCAACGCTAACGTAGCATTAAACGGTTATGCAATTACTGGATTAGCTAATCCAACAAATGCACAAGACGCCGCCACAAAGGCTTATGTTGATGCCGCTAGAAACGGTTTAGATATCAAGCAGTCAGTAAGAGCGGCTACAACAGCTAACATTACATTAACTAATACTCAAACAATTGACGGTGTTGCACTAGCAGATGGCGACCGTGTATTGGTTAAAGAACAAACAACTGCAAGTCAGAATGGTATATATACGGTTGTAAGTGGTGCCGCATGGACACGCAGTGAAGATGCTAATAACATTGCAGATGCTGGCGGCACAACTGGTGAATTTACTGCTGGGTTGTTCTGCTTTGTTGAAGAAGGTACTGTTAACGGAGACTCTGGCTTTGTATGTACTAATGATGGCGTAATTACATTAGGTTCAACAGCAATTACATTTGCACAGTTCAGTGGTGCAGGACAAGTAATTGCCGGCGTGGGTCTAACAAAGACTGGTAATCAGATTGACGTTGGTGCAGGCAATGGTATTACTGTTAATGCCAATGACGTTGCTCTTGCAACAACAGTAGCTGGTAACGGTTTAACATATACTACTGGTGTACTAGATGTTGTTGGTACAACTAATAGAATCAGTGTTAGCAGTGATAGCATTGATATTTCTTCAAGCTATGTTGGACAAGCAAGTATTGTCACAGTTGGTACATTAACAACTGGCGCTTTGGGTGTAGGATTTACCACAGTTAACGTAGCACAAGGTGGTACAGGCGTATCATCGTTCACTTCAAATGGAGTGGTATATGGAAATGGTACTGGTGCCCTGCAAGCAACCACAGTGGCAACCATTGAAGGAAGTTATTTGCGTCAAGATGCATCCGGAGCTCCATATTGGAGTGCTGAAGTAGATGGCGGAACATACTAAATAATACTGTATGTTATATACCAAACAGGATAGTAACACACTATCCTGTTTGTTTTTCTATATAGAAGAAGGTAGTAAGCCATATGAGCGCAAATATTAAATTAAAACGCAGTGCCCAACAAGGGAAAATTCCTGCAACAACAGACCTGGCATTAGGTGAACTAGCAGTCAACACATATGACGGCAAAGTTTATGTTAAAAAGAGTGTTAGTGGAACTGAAACAGTAGTTGAAGTAGGATCAACTGCAACAACTCCATATTCATTACCAGTTGCTACTACTAGTGTATTAGGTGGTGTCAAAGTTGACGGCACCACCATTCAAATTAACGGAAACGGAGTAATTTCTGCAGGAGACGCAAGTACAGAAGTTACAAAACTAATTGTCGATAGTGAAACGTTTGTAGGCGACGGCTCCACAGTGTCATTTGATATGGTAGTTACTCCCAAAGATATAAATCACGTGGAAGTATATATCGATGGCGTCTATCAGTTTATAGATACATATGAGCTGGGCCAAGGATCTAGTACAATGGATCAATTTACTGGCAATGGATCGATGGTATCTTTTAGTTTAAGTGAAACACCGCAGTCTATAGATCAAATACAAGTGTTTATATCTGGCGTGTATCAAAATGCTGGATCCTTTACATTATCAGGTAGTACTATTACATTCCCTACTGCCATTCCAAATGGTTATGTGTTTGAAGTAAGAAACAATGTAACGGATACAACATTAATATTTTCAGAAGCTCCTCCAAACGGAGCAGTAATTGAAGTGGTTACGTTAAATTCAAGCCTTAACTTTGGCCGCTACTCAATGACGACAGCAGTTTCAACAGATACACTTAGCATAGGTTATTATGTATCGACGTCAGACGTTTATAAACTATATTGGTCAGGAGTATACCAAAATGATGATGCATATTCGATAACAGGTCAGGAAATTACTTTGTCAGAAACAGTTGACGCCGGCGAGGAATTTGAAATAATAATAATGTCAAATAGTCAATCTACTGGCGGGGCTGGTACTGCCAGCAGTACCGATTTCTGGACAGCGACGGCAACATCACAAGATATGTATACTCCTGAGGTAGTTGATACATTTTTAAAAGCAGTTTATAGGACTGCAAAATATTTAATACAAGCAGAATCTAACGGCATATTTCAAGCGGCCGATGTGTTACTAATACAAAACGGCACTTCAGTTGGCGTTGCAATTCAGACGGTTAACACGGGCTCTACTCTTATCAACATTGACGGGGTAATCAATGGTCCATATGTAGAATTAACAGTATTACCAACACAACAGACGTACCCAACAGTGATTACGCTTAAACGTTTAGACTTACCAGTGTGATACGTGCAAGTTTACTAGTATACGATAAATACTTGAATAGGAATATTTGAATACCCTCTTTGAGTATTCTTTTATGTGATAAATATTCGAATAATAGGATCTTAAGATGGCATTAACTAGAGTAAAAGCAAGTTTATTGAATGGTGTAATTACACCAAGTAGCGCCGGGTTTACAACCACAGTGGCACTGTCTGGCGGAACAACATCTGCTCCACCCTTACTGTTTTCTTCGGGTAGTAACTTAACTGTTCCTTACCAAGGATCCATGGAATTTGACGGTACTAATTTCTATCTTACACCAGCTTCTACTAGAAAAACCATTGCGTTTACTGATAGCACAATGACCGGCAATTCCGCAACAGCTACCAAATGGGCCACACAACGACAAATTACATTAACAGGCGATGCCAGCGGTAGCGTGTATATTGACGGATCCGGTGATGTTAACTTAGCAGTAACCGTTAGTAGTAATTCTGTTGCTCTTGGCACAGATACAACTGGCGACTATGTTGCCAGTATCGCTAATGGTGCATATATTACTGGAGGCGCCGCAGGTGCAGAAGGTTCAGTACTAACATTAGCAGTAGATGCCGCAAGTGCAAACACAGCAAGTAAAGTAGTTGCTCGAGATGCCAGCGGCGATTTTAGCGCAGGAACAATTACAGCGGCCTTAACAGGTAACGCAAGTACAGCAAGTACATTACAAACAGCCCGTAATATCAACGGAGCAAGTTTCAACGGTAGCGCAAATATTACTTTTGGTACAGATTCTGTAGCTGAAGGTAGCACCAATTTATATTATACTGTAGCCCGTATTAAGAGTTATTTAGGCGACGGCGCCTTTGATGGTAACATTATTCCAGCAACTAATAATACATATAGTCTAGGATCTGCGGTAAAAACATGGAAAGACTTATACGTTGGACCTGGATCGTTATATGTTAACGGTAAGAAAGTAGTTGAAGATATTTCTGGAACGATTACATTTAGTACAGATATAAACCAGAATTTATCAATTCAAACTAGCGGTAGCGGCGATATCCAATTAGATCCTGTAGGTACTGGAGTTATTGCAGTTAAAGGCCCGTTGCAAATTGAAGCAGGGATTAACCTTACTTCCAGCGACGGCAATGCAATTGGCTTTTCAAATCAAATTGCAGTTGATTCAATAACTAGTAAAACAGCCAACACTGATATAACCATTGTTGCGGCTGGCACTGGTAAAGTTTATCTTAACGACGATGTAACAGTTGGAAATAACTTAATAGTATCAGGTAACTTAACAGTTAGTGGAACAACAACTACAGTTAACAGTGAAACAATTAGTTTAGCCGATAACATTCTTGATTTAAACAGTAACTTTACCACTGGCACACCAACAGAAAATTCGGGTATTCGTGTAATGCGTGGCGACGAGCCAGCAACACAAATTCGTTGGACTGAAGCAACCGATAACTGGAGTTATACCTCTGATGGCACCGTTTACTATACCATCGTCGGCGCAACTGATACGCAAACATTAACAAATAAAACCATTGCCGCAGGTAGTAACACTATCAGCGGTTTAACAAATAGCAACCTAAGCGGTTCAGCCGCAATTAGTAATGCTAATTTAGCAAATAGTGCAGTAACAGTAGGATCCACAAGCATATCATTGGGAGCAACGTCAACTACATTGGCTGGTTTAACTTCTGTCACATCAACAACATTTGTTGGTGCGTTAACTGGCAATGCCAGTACAGCAACAGTATTAGCAACTTCTAGAACACTAGCAGTCGCAGGCGACTTGTCGGGATCTGCTGGATTCGATGGTTCAGCAAATGCAACTATATCTGCTACATTGGCCAGTACTGGTGTAACAGCTGGCACTTATGGATCTGCTAGTACTCATCCTGTAATTATAGTAGATGCAAAAGGTAGAATAACTTCGGCAACTAATACTACTATTGCAATTGCAAGTACACAAGTCACCGACTTTAATGAAGCAGTACAAGACTCAGCATCGTCAATGATAACAAATGGTGTTCATACTGGTATTACTGCTACGTATACAGACGCTAGTGATTATTTGTCATTGGCACTAACCAGTACAGGTGTAAGTGCAGGAACATATAATACTGTAACAGTTGATGTCAAAGGTCGAGTTAGTGCTGGATCTAACGCCGCATATTTAACAGGTAATCAATCAATCACAGTGTCAGGTGATGCCAGTGGTAGTGGAACAACTAGCATTAGTTTAACATTGGCCAACACGGCAGTAACAGCTGGAACATATGGTTTTGCAAACACCAGCACAGGAACTGG